ATTTTGATTAACCATCGCTCGAATAGCCGGATCAGGATCACCTTCCATCGTTACTAGATTAAGTATCTGTTGCCTAAACTCCGGCAATCCCGCTTTTAACTGTCCAATACGTTGACCAAAAGCAATATCCATCTCCGTCATACGCTGAGGACTAACACCCCACAACGTTGCAGTTTGAATATCTTTCATCAATTGCGCAGGGTGTAAAGCAGCTCGTTTGGCATTAGCATCTAATTCAATTAGTGATTGTGCTTTATCGCTCGCCAATTTCATCGCCGCTGTAACTATAGCGATAACACCTCCAATTGCTAAACCAGCGCGCCCAAACGTACCCGCAAAATTACCTATCGCCTTACCCGCATTACCAGATGTAACCCCTTCTGTAAGAGAAGCCACCTGCTTTCCAATATTACCAGTGTGACGAAATAAACGCTCAAATCCTTCCTCACTATTCGAGCGTACATCACGAAAATCACTCTTGAGCTGCTGGCCTAATTCCTTATAGTCCTGCTGCCCTTTGACTTCGACCTTAATGATTAGGTCTTCATACTCAGCCATTTTCTTCTGCTGCCTCAGCCTCTCGTTGCATGATACGTGTTAATTGAATAGTCCGGTAAAGATGTAACTGCACGTCGCCAAGCGGCATGCCTAAAAATGCGTCTGGCGATGTGTGATAAAACCTGGCGAGGCGGTAGCAATCGAGAATCAGATTTTCATCCGATCCTACCAGGCCGCCACCTCTGGAAGAAAAAAATTGCGCAGCCGGTATGCGCAAGAGTTCCAGTCGCGAGGATCCATCGCGTCGAGCAATGGAGATAGAACACCCGACAAATTAGCCATAATGAGTGTCATTTTCCTTTCATCAATAATGACATCCCCATCAAGATTGATACGACACGGGTTACCACAACGATTGATATCACCGCCAGTAGGCTCCCGAAATTTGAGTTCTTTGATCAACAAGTTTTGATTATCGCGGATTGGCTTATGAATAAGCCTAACTGTTATTGGCCAAGTTTGAGCTACTGGTGGCGGCAGCTCCTCCATTTTCGGCGGCTCTGGTATGGCATCGATAACCGGACCACCACCATTCCCTACGATGTGAGTAGGTTGCTGTTGACCCCCACCAGTCGCACTTTGAAAAGCTCCACCTGGCGGCTGAAACCCTTCGCGTCTTACTTGTTCATCCATGGCTATTATCCTAAGCTAATCTCAAGACAAGCGATGCCCTCCCAACGCACACGAGCTTGACCATCGCGTGTGTTAAGCTCGAAGCCACCTTTAACTGTCGCCCCTTGTAATGTGTACTGCTTATTGTTAGCAAGCTGGGCTATGACAGTCGAGTTGACCTGAGTAAGAAGGTCTTCAAAGTTAAGATCGGGCACCGTTGAGAGATCACCCTCAATGTACGGTACGCGTGGTAACTCCTGATAGCCATGGACTCCATCTTGTCCAGCTATCATTGTACGCTCGACAGGCGACGGGGAAACTGTGAAGTTTCCCCGCAATTGATATTGCCTCCCATCGACTGATAGGAAAGCGATACCGGCAAAGCGAATTGCCATTCATACCTCCTATGTTATCTTGAACTCAGGAAAGCTTAACCCAAACCGGGAGGAGCCGGCAGGATACCAGTCACGCCAATCGTACCAGGATTTGGACCGATGATTTGAGTATCCAAGCCACGATCGTATTGGAGCCTGAATTGAGCAAGCACTGCGAAGATACGCAACTGATTGATCAAGTCTGGCCCGTAAAGTACATTGACGCGGTTTGGATCATTTGGATCGCGTTCTACGATCAGATGATCCTTAAAGGCTGTCATATTCTCGACCAGACCATTCCACATATCCATCGCATACTCCGCGATTAACTCACCTTTGATGATACCCGGAGTGACGATCGCTTGCCCAGGACCAAAGCGCGTTCCGTCATCCGCGAGCTTAACACGTGGGTATTTGGTAGTAATGACGTAACGCTGATTGCGGATAAGACGCGCAAGCGTAGCCAGAGTTGTGACCAGCTCATACGCATCATCCTGGAAACCATAAAGGTTAAGTTGGTATGTCGTGGTCTCGCGAGAGATCATTGGCTGATTATCCGAACCAGCTTTCTGAGTTGCGATGCCATTCTCCGCCAAAGAATTCATTTCGATAGTATCAAAACGATCCTTCAACGGCGCAAGCTTAACCGTATTAAGCGACAGTGTTTGTAGCGGTCGCGCTGGATCGTTAATAAGAGCGCGTTGAGCTTTCGCGGTATAAGCCGCGACAAAGTCGAGTACCATCGACGGCGACGTTTGTTCGACGCCGAGAATTGAAGTGATACCACTATTGCGCGTATTTCCAAATGTAATCAAATTCGAGTAGGTATCACGCTTGGCGCTGAAGATGTGACCGTAAAGTTGGCGACGCCAGCCCCACCTGCCAACATCTTCAAAACCAAAGTCAAGCTCCCAGGCGTTGAGCGAAGTACTATCAGTATATGGTAGCGCAACATACTCAAAATTCTTTTCACCAAGGTTATTGATCGCGTTATTAAAGATCGGCACACCCGCTCCGCTACCAAGAAAATTGGCAGGGCCAGCAGGGCCAGCGAATGTAAGCGCCGCGCTCGCTGCCGTCGTCGCCTGATTGGTAATATAGACACCAACCTGACCAGTTGTTCCTGATTGCTGACTTACGATAACTGTGCCGGCCGGAACACCAGTACCAGTAACGGTGGCGCCAATAACGATACTACCAGAGGTAATAGAAGCAATGGTAAGTTGAGTACCGCTTCCTGTTCCCGTTCCGGCTCCCGCTACTCCCGCCGCTCCGGCAGGGAAAGTAAGACCAAGGCCAGGAGGTATTTGCTCTCCACCAATGGTACCATAGTAATTGAGATCGAGCCGAATATCATTACCAGTGATACCTTTCCAGCGCGCCGTTATAGTCACGACATTTGCCGCTGACGTCGCCGAAACCGGAAGATCAATTGTCGCATTAATCTCCGCAGCAATTTCCGCCGCGACTTGTGCTGTCGTATCAGAACCAGATACGTTTACAGGCACATGTTGACCCGCAATATAAAGATGAATCGTCCCCGCATCGGTAGGTGGATTTGCGACTGTAATAGTCCCGGTCGCGGCGGTTGCCGCTACTGGCTCGCCAACCGGCAAACCCCAAACCTCGTTGGCAAAGTTATTTGCGAAGAATGTTCGAAACATACGCGCGAGCTCAGAACCAGCCCCAAAGGAATGGTCTGCTTGAGCTTGGGTACCGATCGCAATAGCCACATCATGAGGTGCTACACCCAATGATGTCGCGATACCCACCAACAAACTCGGCTGATGGATCATAGGTATGCCGGCTTGAGATGGATCAACCTCAACCCAATATAGGGGTATCTTGAGGTCCGCAGGGATATTGTTGAAACTAATGGGCATAGATGCCTCCTCTTTGAGTCAGTTATTTACGTGGTTGTATGTGGGCGCCGATGGATCGCGGATTTTTCCTCTGCAGGTTTTTCCTCTTCAATTTTGATATCGCCATCGGCGATCCGTCGCTGAGTGAAGCGATCATTCGGCCATTCGACCGAACCTTCACGACGAAGGCGTACACCATTCGGATGCTTAAGGACTGAGCGCAATTCCTCGCGTACAGGAACAACGCGCACTCCTGGGATTTTATTTACCGCCTTCATCAACGCAAGACGTTCAGGCGTCGCTGCCTTACGCCCCATAGCCGCTTGGTTTGCTTGCCTTTGCCCTCTGGCAAAAGGATTGATATTGATAGCCATCTTAGTCTCTCCTATGGATCAGGTGGTAGCGGAGTAGGCACTGAGTCTGGGGTAAACTCATAAACCACTTTTACTTGTTCGACTTTTGATGTATCACCATCAATAGGAAACGCAGTTGTAACGGTGATCCGTTCAAGATCAGGAAAGTCAGTTGGCGAAAAATGAGTACGAATACGAAATTGTAACTGAAATAATCTTTCCCCTATCGGCGTTTCATTCTTCGATCCTTCCAAACCCCAAATGTCTGGCCTACGACGTATTTTTGGAATACCCTCGAAACTTGTCTTATCTGGTAACGTCGTATTAAACCGATTTGTAAGCGTTGTATCGCGCAAAAGCTGATTAAGGATAAACCAATATGCTTCATCGAGCTTCGATAACATTGCTGCTGGATCATTATTCTTTACAATAATCTGAAAACCAATATTGACGCTATGAACAAAACGAAAGTCGCTCGTTTGCGCTTCACCATCAACTTCAGCGTCATCCGCTCCTAGAAATACGCCGAGAAATGGAACCTGGCTCCAGGCTTCGACTGGGAGCGCGCTACTTATACGATTACAAGCA